CCTACTGCGGCCAGTGTGTGGGCCCCTTGGTTGTACGCTGCTGCGCCTACGATACCTACTGTCCCTACTGCGGCCAGTGTGTGGGCTCCCTGGCTATACGCGACTGAACCTCTCCAAATGCCATACGCCCCAGCATCTATTGCCAGGGCGTTAAGGGGAGATGCGTTGAGCGCGCCGCGCATCGTACTACGCGTTAAGTGCGGTTATTGTGAATGCACTGATACTTACTAGCTGCGCGCTAGCGATACTGGTATTGTCTACAGTCAGGTCACCCCCGCCCCCAGTTACCGTCACGGTCCCCTGGACGTGCGTGGTGACACCAGAGGAGTCCAGTACACGGAAGTAACCCGCCGCAGTTCCTGTCCCCGCCGCAACAGCCCCGCTACCAGACCACGTACCAAGCAGCGTCTTGGCGCCGGCCGATGCCGCGTTCATCCAGTCAGACGGGAGAGTAATGGTACACAGGAGTGTGCCAGAAGCTGCTGTCGCGCAGTCCGCCGGGATACTCCCAGAATAAAACCTGAGCAGCGCTGCTGCCCCAGCGGTTGACTCAATCAGGTCGAGCTGGGCGTTACGGAGGGTGACTGAGTACTGAATTGCCATTGTGTTCCCCTAGAAAAATGATGCCACGGCGCGCAGGGGACGGGCTACTCTCCCAGAGTTATCCTTGATCCGCTGGTCACCTACTATACTGATGTAAAATTGGTAGTCTTCCTGTGCTCCCTGCGGGTTAGACCATGGTTTACCCATCATTCGCTTCAGTCTGGACTTAGCCCAGTATGTAATAGCGTCGCGATACTCTTCGTACCTACTATCAACGGCAGCCGCCGTAGTTAAGGGTCTAGCCAGGGCCTCTACCAGAACAGCGGTAACCGTATCCGGCTCGGTATTGAACCACAGCTTTCCGTCCTTAAACCAGAACTCGGTCGGCTTGCCATCTTGCGGTACATATCGTTTACTCGGGTCATCCGAACTCCGTGACAGCGCCGGTAGGGCTCCCCCCAGCACGACTGTGTTCACCCCGAATATTTCGGTAGTAGCGGGAGCCGTTAACGTGTAACTCTGTGTGCCGACTACAGTGTTGAATGTGGCCAGGTCCTCGCGGATTAACCAGGAGTCTGACGAGAACGCGCGGCAGCCGTCCCGAATGGCGTCGTCGATAAGTACCAGGGGACACCCCGGTACCTCGGGAGCTACGTATGGTTCAAAGACGGAGAACGCAGTCATTATACTTTACTGGGTTTCGCTGGTTTTGCCACTGTCTTGGGCTTTTCTCCCAGCTCGAAGTCCTCTGGGATTATGTCTATGACCGGGCTCGGCTTAGTTAGCCGCTCTCCCAGTTCTGTCAGGACAATCTCCCCATCGACGATATCAGCGGCTACACAAAAGTATGTTCCATCTTTGGCCATCCAGTGTTTCTGTCCTAGCCCCCACTGCCCCATAGGCAGCATGCGCTCTAGTTTTTTCTGGAGTTGTTCCATTTTTTCAGTCATCTTAGTATCCCTCTGCGTGAAGTGCGATTAGGTGGGTTGTACCGCTGGCCGGAGTGTATGTTCCTAAAGAATTTGGAGGGAGCCGAAGCTCCCCGGGATATTACGACTGCTTAGCGATCAAGTTATCTGCAACCCATGTCAGACCCGTGACGCCTACCTGTACAAACGTCGCACCAGTAAGTGTGGCAAGGCCCTTTTCGGAGTTAGCGGCACCGCCATTGATGGTTCCGCCCGTATTAGGGAAGATATCCAGCGTGGCTGCCGAAGTGTTATACACACTGACTTTGCCGTACTGCGGGATACCCGCTGGAAGAATCATACTGTCACCGGCTGTGGCAACTGTGGACACTACGTTAATACCAGATGACAGTGTGTTAGCCGACGCCGTTGGCGCTGCGCCGCCCGCAAGGGCGGTAAGGCCGGTAGTAACTCCACCTACATCCAAATTGATTCCTGAACTTGCCATGGTAATTCTCCTTAAATATATTAGTTGGGGGCCGAAGCCCCCACCGGATTGCTTACGATACTACAGCGAAACAGAACGCGTCGTCTTTAACAACCTTACGGCCGTACACAGACAGTCCACGAATGAAGTCGCCGAAGTCAGCTGGGTTACGCACTTGCTCAGTCTTGTTGACCTGATTGGCGAAGCTGATAGCATCCTTGTTACCCGCAACCATGCACCTACGATTGATAGCACTGGACATAGTGCCGCCGGTTGAAGTAGCTGCAGAAGCAGTTACCCAGCCTTTAGCAGTAGTACCGCGAGGCAGCATGTTGCTGACATACAGGTTAAAGCGGTCGATCATGCCGATACGCCCAGTTCTAACGATGGAGCTGTTATCACCAGTGAAGTAGGCCTGGGCCAGGTTGGTTTGCATCAGTATCTGACGATCAAACGGGCTCATTATCAACCAACGGCCTTCATCGGGAACGTTCTGCTCGTCCAGTACTGCCGCCATATTCAGGATAAGGGCAAGAATATTCGCAGGGGTTGATGTCAGAACGGGAACCAAATCAGTCCCTAAGTTCAGCGCAGCAGACTTCGCCCCGGCAGTAGCACCCTGATTCATGGCAGTACATGTACGGGTGTTAGACGCGGTTGTACTCGCTGTATCAGGGGTTGTGCCGATGAACATACTGTAGAATACTTCCTCAGTAATCGAGATCTTCAGCTGTTTGGCCGCATCGTCCATGTAGAAGTTTTGCAGGTCGATATCGGACTGTGCAGTCTGAATGTCGTTGCACTGGAACGCGAAGGACTTTGCCTTCTCAATCAACATATCCTGGTAGACCGGGGTCGGTACCTCGTACTGAAGGCTTGAACCGATCTGGTAATCAGAGATAGTCAGGGTTGGGGCGGTACGAATACGTACGCTGTCGCCTTGGCTCTTGATTTCACCTTCCCAGTTGGTATTGGTGACTTCGGTTAGCTGGTTATCGACGTAGTATTTCGCGTTGATCTTTTTTGACCAAAGCATCGGATTGAAAACCGTCGCGATGGTCGGACTGGTAAGAAATGGTGCACCTGGGACTAAAATTGCCATGTTGCTCTCCTAAATTTTCTGGTTGGGGTTACCGAACCCTGCCTGCGTTATACGCGGCGGTGACTTCGGCATCTAGTTTCGAAGCCTCCTCGTTCTTACCCTGACGGTACAGCAGCCCTACCCTATCAAACAGGGCGCCGGCTTCTGCTTCCGTATACATCCGTTCCTGGTTATTCACCGGGGCAGACGCATTGGATACTGAACGTGAAGGCGCAACTTGGTTTCGAAGTTCGGCGCTGGCCTCACTGACGTTACTAGATACAGGTTTGGAAGAGCCCCGGAACAAATCTACATACGCAGCTGTCGCTACTATGTCACCCCTCTCGTAGGCAGCTTGCGCTACTATTCTACGTGGGGCGCGTAGCAGTGGGTCAACTTCGTCAAGCCATGCAGCCCATTTAGGATCTGCATTCAACTTCTCGAAGTCAGGGATTGCCATATTCAGCTTCTGCTCGAAAGACATTGTTTCTACTCTCGACCCTGTTTGACCTATGCGTTCTTGTAGTGTTCTGTTTTCTTGCCTCAGCACCTCTAGTTGCTCCTGGAAAGGGGCAATAGCTGCTCTGGCTACCCGTCTTTGCACATCAATTACGTCAGCTCCGAACGCTTCTACTTCCTCGTCGGTTACCAAGTTTGTTTCCTGCTGATGTTGTGTACGAGCCGATCTCAGCTGCACAAGCTCCTGCTCTACTTGAGCTAGTTGCCCTTCCAACACGCTGTTTCTGCGGTTGGCGGCTTCGATCATCCCGTCCAGCGTTCGATAACGCTGCTGCCACGTCAACTCCTCTTTGGCATCTGCCTCCGGTCGGAGCGGTGTGACATTCGACTCAGCTTCTACAATTGGTTCTGGCGCTGCCGATGGTTCCGCTGGGTCGGCTACGATTTCCGTCGTGGTCTCGGTCTGCTCCGTCAGGGTTGCATCCCCAAGCTGCTCCGCTGCCAACGCTTTATCGTATGCCTCTAACTCAACTAAATCCCTCTGAACTTGCATCGGCAACGCCATTTTTACACTCCTTATATCTAGCTCCAACCAGTTTTCTTTAGGCTCTGCGACATGCAGTCTGCCGGAATATGGTTTGGTGTGCTTCTACTGTTTCCTCTCAACCACGGCTCGCGCCGAGTCAATGAAGTCTAAAATCTTTTCTAATCTCTGCGCCTCGCCCTGAAGAACACCGACAAGCTCGGGTCTGGCTACACTCAGCCGCTCGAGAACATCTACCCTCTCGGTCTTCAGCCAGTCATAGAACGGCTTCAGTTCTGCTGACTGTAGCTTTGCAGCGGCTTCGTAGGCGTGGAAATTTAACATGCGTTCTTTATATCACGTAGATTTTACGATTGCAAGCGCCTGTTTCTTCTTACTGCTCTGTACATGAGCATTATTTCTACCTCTGTGGGATTTAGTATGCCCGTGGCTGAGACATCACCCGTGAGTATGTCCATTTTTTCTGCGGCTACCTTCGCGTATCCTCCGCCCTGGACTTCATTCTCGGGAGAGTATCTCTGGGTATTAGCATCG